ACAAGAATAACCACCCTCTGTACTTACACCAGAGTAGTCTTTACCACCTTGTAGTTCATAGAGTTTATTTCCAACAAAGTTGAATTGAACACCCTCTGCGTCTTGACCCCAAGTATTATCTGTTGCTGTTGGATTGAATGCAGTCTGAATACCAGATGCAATTGATCCGTTTCCTGTTGAGATACCGATAAAGATTTGATCTGATTGTTCTTTGATTACATCTTTGTAGAATATTCTTGAACCGAATGAATCTTTTGCGTCATCTGCTTTGGATAAGAATGCAAACTTTTCAAGAATTGCACCTGTTGTTCCAGTGATTTTACCACTATCATCAACAATTACAATGTGAAGTTCATCGTTCTTAGAATTTCTTGCCTCTGCAAATCCACTTGTGCCTGGTTTTTCAGCAATCTCTTTCCACTGTAATGCACCATTTGAAAGTTGAATGAACTGATTATCATACCAGTCGTTAACTGCAAATGCAGTAGCAACTGATGTAATTCCAGCTTTAGGATTTGAAATTGTGGAAGATGTGTTTAAAATACTTAAACCATTTTCGCCAGGGATCGCATGAGCAGCAACACCTTCACTGGTTGCAGCACCAACTCTAAACTGAAGTAATCCAGCCTCTGTATAAGATGCAGGGAAAATTGTTCCAGCAGCGGAAACACGATTTGCAACTTTAACATCAATTGTACTTGCGCCAACACCAGTAACGATACCTTGAAGATATCCATCTACAGTTGATGTTGTGCCAGGCCCAACGAGTGTTCCACTAATTGCTTGAGTTACCGCAGCACCAACTGTGATGTTTCCAGCAGCGTGTGGTGATACATTAATGATTTGATCTGCAGCACCATCAATATATGCAACTTTTAATCCGTTTGCATAACTTCCTGGCTGTCTTGCAGCTAATCTGTATGTAACAGCGTCTTCAAAATTATTTTGATAATCGTCAAAGTTTTTAATCTTAAGACTTGAAGTTGATCCAATACCTGTTGGATGTGTTGAAGGCATACCTCCAACGTTTGCGTTATTTAAATTAGCACCATCTGCTCTAACAACTCTTAATATACCACCATACTGTAGATAGTTTGATGCAGTATACCAATACTCATATTGTCTGTCGTTATCAAATGGTTTTCCAAATAAGTCAATCAGATCTTGCTCATTCTCAATAAGGAGAGGTTCCAAGACTGGCCCTCTCTCAAAAGGCCCTACAATAGCACCTGTCTGATCACTTATGGAGTC